GACCATCGGCCCGATCCGGTTGAACGTGATCACCGGACGCAAGCTCTCCTTCAAAAACGCCGCGTCCTCCTGAGACCACTGCACCCCGGCGACGAAATCGTAGTTCTCCATCGCCTCGCGCCGCCAATCGTGGCTGTGGTCGCGATCGATCCGAAACTCCCGCTGCGAAATCTCAAGCAGATCCTCGTCACCATCCTGCCCAAATGGCAAAAGCTGGTTGTCGGTATCCGCCGGACCTTCGGTGTCAGCGTCAGCCATATCGCCGCGCACCCCAAGATGCAGCCCACAACAACGTAGATGAAATCGCCGCACCCCCAATCGGTTGAACCCAACCAAGCCAACCTATTGCTGCACCAATAACCGCAACAATTAACACAAGCACAAAAACATAAACCTCTCTATCCATATTTCGCCCAGCGCCCCCTCAACCCCGTCCCGAGCAACCATTGGTCCGGCACGTACTGCTGACCAAAATGCGCTTGCCGGAAAAATTCCGCGCGACCTTTCTTATATTGCTCCGCTATTTCATCGATCTCGTTATGCACATGCCGTAATTCAAATGACAACGGCAAATGAAACAAGCTACGAAACTGCGGACCATGACTGATGACAGCAAGAACCCCTACCGAAATACAATCCCTTAATTTCACAATCTTTATTTCACAAATCTCCACGCCAGGCTCCCTATCGAGCCGCTTCATCATGGCGTGCCGGATCGTGGGCTCATCTTCGTAGGTCAGCATCAGTTCAACACCACCGATGTTACCCGCTCAGTCGATGCTCCCGTCGCGTTCGTCACCGCCGCCGTGAACGTCAGCGTCAGCATGGACCCCGGCACCAACGTCGCCCCCGTGATCGTGAACGTCTGCTGCGCCGAGGTCGTGATCGGGCATATCTGCGCCGCCGTTGCGATCAGCGTTGTCCCCTGCAACCCGTCCGCCCCGTTCAAATACGCCGCCGCTGCCACCGTCTTCACGGTCGCCGCGCCACTCGCGTCCGTGTAATAGCACCCAACCTTCAGCGTAATATCGCTTCCCGCCTTGTAGTTCGGCGGCAGCGTGAAGTCGGTCGCCGCCACATCGCTCGTCGAGTTCGATGACGTGGCCGTTCCCGTCAAGATCGCCGTCGTCCCCGGCGTGTAAATCAACCCGAAATTCGTGCCGCTCGCGGAACCCGTCATCATCAGACCCGCAGCCGTCCGCATGTGGATCATCTGAATCGGGATTGCCGTCAAACCCGTCGTCGCGCTCGGACTGCCCCCCGTCGCCAACACCGGACCCTGCGAAGTCGCCAGCGTCGTGAACGTCCCCGCCGCCGGCGTGTTCTGCCCGATCGCCGCCCCATCGACACAGCCGCCCGTGATCGACACCCGATCCGCGTTCTGCGTCCCCATCAACGTCGATGTCGTGCCGCTCGACGTTGATGGCGTACACGCCGCCCACCCCGGCGACGCAACAGCCAGCACCAACACGGCGGCAAGAGCCAATTCCCTGATGTTCATCATCCCGCTCCTATGCCGCCCATGCCGACGCCGCCCTCGGCCGCACCCGAGACCGCGCGTACCGATCCACCTCAACCGCACCCTTCGGCCATATCACGTTCATGTCCGCATCGCAAATCCGCGAAATCATGTCAAACATATCGTCGTGCAACGCCACCGGAAACGGCTTGTACTCGTCGTTGATAAACGTCGGCACCAAATCCACATGCCGCCCCTCGTAATCAATCTTGATCAAATGCTCCGGTAGATGGAACCGACCCGCCTCGAATATCGGTATCAACCGACGTATCCGCTCATTCTTCGCTATCTGCCCACCCAACTCCACTATCTCAAACCGATAATTCTCGTCGTTCATCCGCTCCTTGAAATACTCCACGTCGGACTGCAAGCCGTAAACCTCATACCCCGTCCCCTTCGGACGCCACCGGCGATGCAACTCAAACAACGCATCCCCACGCTCCCGCAACGAAAGCCGATCCCTGATCGCATCCAACAAATAATAATTTTGATCCTGCCCCAATCCGATCACACCCATCGACGTATAATCATTGTTCTTGCGCTTCTTCGACCCCGCCGAATCAACCAACAAATACTTATTCATGTTATCGTAATTGCTACTCCCGCGATAATACCTAAGCCAATCTTCCAAAAACCCCTGCTTCCTGTCAGCCGTTGGGTCCAGCAACATCTGCGAGGCGAACATGTACGGGCCCTGCTCGCGCCGCTTCTCCGCCACGCGCTCCCGGCTGAACAACACCGGCTCCCCTTCCACCGTCCCGTCCAACGTCACCGCATGCCGCCGCTCAATCGCCGCGCCACGATCCAAAATCGTCTTGTATGTGTCATTAGTGTGCCACCGCGTCCCGATGTACCGCGTGGCCCCACCCTCCGCCGTCAGGTTCCGCGATGCCTCCCACGAGGTCGTCACCTGCAATATCATGTCCGGATTGGTGACCGCCTCCTTCGTGATCACGTCGTCGTAAACCATCAGCTTGAAATGCGTCGAGGTCGGTTGAGCCTCTATCAACCCCCACGCCTCAACCGTCGCCTCCTTCGGATTCCCCTTCCGCTTGACAATGACCCCCCCGTCCTCCGACCACTTCGGCGCATCCCGATGCGGGTTCTCCCAGAATATATCGGGAAACAACTTTCGCAACCGTTCATTAAACTCAAACTCAAACTTGATCTGGTTGAGAAACTTTTTCGCTATCGGCCTGTTGTACGAGAATATCCCAACCGTAATCTCAGGATCGCACAGTATATCCTGTATCGTCTTGCCGTATGTAATGATTGTGCTCTTGTAGTGCTCTCTCGCCCATAGGTCCAAATACCCGTTGGGCGCCGCCTCCACCTCGCGACACCGATCAAACAACCAATCCCGGTTGATGTCCCGCCGCCCCAGAACCACCGTCAGCAGGTAGAACAAATCCCGCTGGCACAGCAGCCGCTCCAAATCCGGCAGCGCATCCCGGTCAACCGCCGCCAGCGTCGCCCGCTTGTATCCCTCGATGGCAGCCTCGCGCGGCGTCATACCACCTTATCCAACCCCCCCCGCAGCTTCTCGCAACTGATTTGTCAACCGGCGCCAGCGATGAAGTTCTTGCGACCTCGCATCGCTCGCCAATTCCTTATTAGCTTCGGCTTCGCAAAACAGCGCAACCGTAGTCAATACGCCGCTAACCCCCGTCACACCCCACACACGACACAGCCGCCGCAACTCGGCCTCTTCTTCTGCCCGCGTCATCGCCCCTGCTCGCACAACCCATCGACAACCACGGTATGCTCAGCCTCCCACTCCTGCTGCACCCGCGAGTTAGGATGCTCGGGCTGCCATGCTACCGACGCCGGAGGGCGCGGCACCCGACACCGCTCGCGGACCAACTCCACCGCCAATAACCCCGCCATCACTCGACGCGCCTCACGCACATCCCGAAAACCAATCTGTCCCCGCCTCGATACCGCGTTGACACCACCCTCATTGCAAATAAGGCTGCAGCCCCCCGCAACCTCAACATGCAACGGCCCTGGCGCAAAACTCTGCCGAGACCACCCTTCAAACTCCGCTTGCCCCTCACTCATACCGGAGCCTCCACACCCGCAACCTTCGCTACCTCCCGCAAATACCGCGTCATGCTCCACGACCCCTTCGCCCGTATCCCAATCCGGCGCGCCTGCGCTACCTGCTCCGGCGTCGGACGCGCTTGGATCGGAGTCGCACGCTCATTCGACGTAACAGGGGCCGTAAAAGCTGGCAATAACGGGACAGTATCGGGTGCCGTAACGCGGGCAACCATAGGGTGCGCTTGCGGAACCCCCCGCCCCGCCAGCCGCTCATACGCCTCCCCTACCCGCGTCACAATCTCAACAATGTCCCCACCCGTCACACGCTCCCGACGACACGCCGGATACCCCGCCTCGATCTCGGCTACCCAATGCCCAGGCCGATGCTCCTCAATCTCAATCCGCGCCAGCGACATCAGGTGTTAACCTCCGCCGCCAGCGTCGTGTACGTCGTCCCCAGCGTCGTCAGGATCGCCGCAAACGTCGCCGCGTTGACCACCCGCCGGTCATTCGCAAACGGCCCGCTCTCAATCTCCGCCTGCCACGCCCCGCCAACCGGCGCCGGGTCGATCTTGCGGATGTACAGCACCTTCACCTGATCAGCCATCGCTCACGCTCCCGTTGAACCCTTCGTGCCGTCCTGACGCTAGCGTGCTCTTCACGCTCCCGTGTAAGTCCGCGACTTCTTCCCGCGCCAACCCTGCGGTCGCGCCCGCCGAGCAGCCCCCTTGTTCGCCGTCGCTATTGCCTCACCCTCCGGCACCCCCGCTCGCAACATCGCATTCGCCTGCGCCGCCGCTTTGCTTGCCGCCTCGCCACTCAGCTTCTTGTTGTGCCGCGAGGCAAACTCTCGACCCGTCCACGGCATCACAACACCCGCACGCTAAGCCGGAACCGGCCCCACCGCGCCACCCGCACATACAGCCGCGCCGGGCCGCGCGCCGGTCGATAGCCCCATAACGCCGGGAACCTCATCGCCGCTTGCCTCCGCCCCGCTTGGCGTCCGCCTTCCGATCCGCCGCGCTGCCCTCGTACCGCTTCAGCGATACGCCAGCCTTCTTCGCCCCGGCCCGATCCTGCCGCTTGTCAGCCGCCGAGCCTTCGCCCCGCCGCGCCCTCATGGCATTCTCCAATACAAACCAGCAATGTTGAAAGCTGGATCAAAATCCAACCATCGCCCGAACCACGGCGCTTGCCGATGAACATCCTCGTCCCGTGCAAATTCAACTGTCTCGGCAATGGGAGGCAATTCGTACGCCACAGCACGCCACCCCTCATCCCGCAATTCTTGCGCCTTCACGCGACCCGCCTTTCGCCGACGCCATCGGCCACCAGCGCAGCCATCTCCGCCGCCTGCTCCGGGTTCCGAGTCGCCATCTTGCGCAGCTCGTCCAGCCGATCCTCCCGCGCAACCTTCTCCGTCAGCCGGCGGAACTCGATCTCCTCCCCCTCGCTCCGAACCGTCGCCACACGCGGCACAGAAGCCGGATGCGGCGTCATGCTCTTGAGCGCCGCAAGCCGCTCGCGATCGGTCGGCACCGGGCGAGGAGCTGCCGCAGCTTCCTTCGCCGCCGCCTCGGCGTCAGCCAGGCGCTTCAGTTCGACCTCCTCCTCCGGCGTCCGGGTCTTCGGCCCGGCCTCGGGATTGGGCGGCAACGCCCGCAATGCCGCCAGCCGCGCCTCTTCCGTTTCCGTCAGCGGCTTCGCGACCGGCGGCACGACCGGCTGGCCGGGCATCACCGGGCTCGGCGTTCCCGCCAGCGTCGTCGCCAACGCATCGCGCTCCTCGCGCTCCGCCTCCGTCAGATCCGACTGCACCCGACCGCGCAACTCCGCCAGCCGCGCCACCTGCTCCACCCGTGTCATATCAGCCATAGCCTCCGCTCCTCTAACGGCACTCGACCGTCAACACCGTTGCACCCGTAGCCTGCCGCGTCACTGTCCACATGTCGGCAACCCGCGTCACCACGTAAACACCCTCGGGCGACCCTCGTGCCGCCGTCGTATTCGCCCGCTCGACCGCCACCGATCGGCAGTCGTCCGCCGTGGCGAACGTTGCCGCTACTACTCCCGCGATCAGGAGGCTAACCGCCATCACCGCTTCCCCTTGCCGAGCACCAATAAGTCATCACGGTGGTCGTTATTCGCCTGCAAATACTCCGCCGCTGCTGTGACAATCTCGACGCTTTCCTGAAACATACCAATAGCCAAATTGCAACTGTTACACAACAAGCCGCGAATGGCGGCGGTGCTATGACAATGATCTACCACAAGTAACTCTTGTGGCGTTCGGCATATTGCACAACAGCCGTTTTGCTGTTTATAGATACGATCATAATCTTCTGCCTTTAACCCATATAATCGCTGCAGTGCCGCCGCGCGACGCTCTGCCGGATCATGTGATCGGTAGCGCGCTTTCTTTTTTTCCAGTACCATTTCTCTATTCCGCTCATGGTATTCCCGTCCTCGCGCAGCGACCATCTCTTTATTCCGCTGATAATAGTTGCTACGCACAGCGGCATATTTGGCTGGGTCCCGCGCTCGATCCATCCGGCGCCACGCCGCTCGATATCTCCGTTGCGCATCGGTAGCCACTATCCGTGTTTCCCTTTGAGCACGCGATCCGCCTTGGCATCAATCCGCGCCTTGGTCGAGCCGCTGATCCGCCCCGCATTGGCCGCCTGGCTGGCTCGCGCCTTGGCGTTCCTGGCATGGCTCTTGTCGGGAACGGGATAGCTGCGGTTTGGCCCCGCGAAGGTCGATGCCGGGAGCGCCTTGCGTCGTGCTGTCGTCAGCTTTGCCATGACCTCGCCCCCTCAGGGTGCGGATACAACCCAGGCCACCCTTGCGTCTGCCTCTTCTCTTCAGCGGGATCGCAAGGCCCCAACAAGATTCCAACGCGAGGCGGGCTCCTCCGACTGCCACGAGGCAACTCTTCGCCGCGCGGCACCGCCACGCTGTACCCCCGCTCGGACAGCCAAGCAACGGCCTCGTCTCGCGTCGCAAAAGTGCCGCTACACCCGTCTCGCGTTAGCGCGCCCCAACCACCGGCCATTTACTCCCACCTCGTCCCGTTGCGGTGCAACATAAAAATATTGCATATAGATATCAATAACTTACGTGAAAAAAGAACGTCGCATAACAGACATTATGGAAAATGAGAACGTTCGCATGTGCGAGATGACTTCATTCCTCATGCTCGATCACCTTCGGCGCCCCGAACGCAGACTCAAGTATCTGCAAAGCAACCGCGCGCTTGTCCTCGACGCTGATAGCTATTGGCTCGCCATTTGGGCCGGAATGCTCCTGCTTCAGCCGATCGCCATAGTTGGCTGGATCAATTCGCGCAGCAAGCCATTTGCGCGCCTCTGACTTATTCTTGGCGATTTGCGCTTTCTCTGGATCGTCCTCTTCATCAACGATCCTCACAACATCGGAAGCTATTGCGTGCGCTTGTCTTTCTCGCGCACGTGCGTAACGGCGAGCGAACTCTTCGTCAGAAT